AGCCGATGTTGCTCGTGGAGATGGAACAGATTACTCAGCGTTCCACGTATTTGATTTAGAAGAGGCAACACAAGTAGCTGAATATAAAGGGCAGGTAACGACAAAGGATTATGGTAACATGTTGGTGTCAATATCAACAGAGTACAATGATGCACTGCTTGTTATTGAAAATGCAAACATAGGATGGGCAACCATTCAACAAGTAATTGAGAGAGGATACAAAAACCTCTACTACACACCAAAAGATATAGGATTAGATTCAGATAGATATCTAGCTCGAGCAACAGACGTACAACGTACCAAAGATCAAGTGGCCGGCTTTACAATGTCTTCAAAAGTACGACCATTAATTATTTCCAAGATGGAGTTGTATATGAGGGAAAAAAGCTGTATAATAAGGAGTAGAAGACTCTTAGATGAGCTCGGAGTTTTCATATGGCGAAACGCCAGACCAGAAGCTCAACAAGGATACAATGATGATTTAGTAATGAGTTGGTGTATGGCATTATGGGTAAGAGACACAGCATTAAAGTTGCGTCAAGCAGGAATCGAGCTAACAAAAAGAGCCTTAGATCATGCAAAGTCCACTGCCGTATACAAAACGTCCCACGACAACAATTCGTGGAAAATGGACATAAAAGGTAAAGACGAAGACTTAAATTGGTTATTGTAGCCTATTTATATAAAATAAACAAGAATGGCAGAAGAGAACAAACCTAACTTATTTAACAGATTACGAAAGCTGTTTAGTACGGATGTTATTATTCGTAACGTAGGTGGGAAACAGTTAAAGGTAGTTGATACCGACAACCTGCAATCAGTAGGTAACTTAGAAAATAATAGTCGAATTGACAGGTTTAACAGAATGTATGGGACTGGTATTACTACCGCATACAATCAAGGTGAGATATTACAAGCTACTAGAATTGAGTTATTCAAAGACTACGAAGCAATGGATTCTGATAGCATCCTATCTTCCGCTTTAGATATATACGCAGATGAATGCACGGCTAAAGATGAGTTTGATGATACCTTAACAATTGTCACAAACAACGATAAGATTCACAAAGTCCTTCACAACCTATTTTACGATATCATGAATATCGAATTTAACTTGTGGCCGTGGACAAGAAGCGTCTTGAAATATGGTGATTTTTACTTACACCTAAACATCACCGAGAAGTATGGAATAACTAATGTGGAACCAATCTCAGCTTATGAGATGGTACGAGAAGAGGGTATGGATCCAAAGAATCCAAACAAGGTGACGTTTAAAAGAGACATGCTAGGAGGAATTGGAGCTTCTACAATTATCCACCGGAACGATTCTGAAGAGTATGATAATTTTGAAATAGCACACTTTAGATTATTGAATGATACTAACTTTTTGCCTTACGGTAGATCATTATTAGAGCCAGCAAGGAAGGTATGGAAACAGCTCACCTTGATGGAAGATGCGATGTTAATTCATCGTATTATGAGAGCTCCTGACAAACGTATTTTCAAGATTGATATTGGTAACATACCACCAAACGAAGTTGATGCATTTATGGAAGGAATGATCAACAAAATGAAAAAGGTACCTTTTATCGATGAGACTACTGGAGAATATAATCTAAAGTACAACATGCAAAACATACTAGAAGATTTCTATCTTCCAGTACGTGGAGCTGAGAGTGGAACAATGATTGAAACAACACCTGGATTGCAGATGGATTCTATTCCAGATATTGAATATTTACAAAACAGAATGTTAGGTGCCTTAAAGATACCAAAAGCATATTTAGGATTCTTAGAAGATACTACTGGAAAAGCGTCATTAGCATCTCAGGATTTTAGATTTGCAAGAACAATAGAAAGAGTGCAAAAGATCATTGTCAGCGAACTTACAAAAGTCGCAATCGTTCATTTATACTCACAAGGATTTACTGACGAAGAGATTGTAGATTTTTCGTTAAAACTAACTCCTCCCTCAACTTATTACGAAAGAGAGAAGTTAGAGTTGTGGACTCAAAAAGCAACACTAGCAGGAGATTTGGTAGAGAAAAAATTATTCAGTAGATACTGGACTTATGAGCATTTGTTTAATATGCAACCAGAGCAGTGGATGGAAGAACAAGAACGTATTGCTGCTGATTCAAAAGAATTCTTCCGATTGGAACAGATTAAGACTGAAGGTAATGATCCGAATAAAACTGGTCAGTCATTTGGAACAGCTCACGATATAGCTAGCCTATACAAGGGTGATGCTGGAGTACCTAAAGGATATGATGAGAAGGAAGTCCCTGAGGGTGGATGGCCTGGAGCTGGAAGACCCAAAGAACCGGGTACATATGGCAAGCATTCACACCCATTAGGATGGGATCCAGCTGGTCATAAACAAAACAAAGCTGCTGGTCGTGTAGTGTATGAAGCGCAAAACTTAGATAGTTATAAGGGATTAAGAGATAATCTCGGTACAAAAGCTAACGCGTTGCGAAGCACATACACTAAGGATGAAAAAAAAGATGGCCTTCTTAACGAAGAAAACCTTTTAGATGAGTAGTAATAAAAAAAACCGCCATATTTATTATTAGGTAATATATTATATGAAGAAGTCGACACACTCGAAGATAAAGAATACCGGAATTCTTTTTGAGTTGCTAACGAGACAAATTACAGCAGACACAATGACTGGTGTAGATAATTCTCCCGCACTCAAGATAATTAAGGAATATTTCGCAGCGAAAACAGCATTAGCGAAGGAGTTGGTATTATACCAAACTTTACTTAATGAAACTTTCAAAACCAATAACAAAGCAAATATGCTTCTTAACACAACAATTAAGATGCGTAGAAGCTTGGATGAGAAAGCATTAAATGATTGCAAATACAATCTTATCAAAGAGATCAAAAAACACTACGATCTAAAAGACTTCTTTAAGTCTACTATATCGAATTACAAAATACATGCATCTATATACAGAGTGTTTGAAGGATCCGGAATATCACAAGCAGCTAATGTTGTCAGAAGTAGAATAACTATAACGGAACATATTATAAAGAGCGAACAATCCTCATCTCCTAAAAAAATTGAATATTTAAAAGAAGATGAAGAGGTTAGAGTTTTAGCATACAAAATAATGCTAGAAAAGTTTAACTCAAAATATGCAAAACTTTCGGATAGTCAACAATCAATTTTACGAGAGTATATCAATAACATTAGCAACACTACCAATCTTCGTGATTTTGTAATCAAGGAAAGTGCCAAGCTTCAAGAGAGTCTAGCTAAAAAACTAAAAGTAGTTAAGGATCAGATTATATCAATCAAATTAACAGAGGTGATGCATTTGTTAGACAACAACAAAAAGATTAAGCGCGTGAAAGAGGATCATGTACACTCACTATTGCTATATCACGAACTTCTTAAAGAACTATAACATGGGACTAAGCTTAGAAGAAAAAGACGACTTAAAAAAATACATCAAAGAGCAGGCAGCTAAGATGAAAGAAAACACTACTGGTGCCATTGCTACTTACGATACACCAAACGCGTTTACTGGAGACAAGAATGATGATGGCACACAAGCTGTCGATCTTACTGATCCAGAGTACGCTTATTCAATAAAAGGTCCTAAAAAAAGAAATCCTAAATATTCTGTAAAACTAAACGAAGTATCTTATCAAGCCTTCAAAAAAGACGAATCAAGATCCACTGTACAAAAGGTTAATGCAAACATATTAGAGGTAAATAAAAATATTAGAGAGTTGGCAAGAATGCTACAACACAGCATAAAACTGAAGACTGAGCAAAAAATGGACAACAATATCCATTGGAAAAAGACAAACGAAGCTTTAGCTAAAATGCACAAACGCATATCTGTCTTATCTGAAAAAGCTAATCAACTATACGATCTTACTGAAGCAACAGCTCAACAAGCTCAAGGAGATTTGTTATCACTTTTGAATAGTGTAGGTGATCCTCAATTCGATGCAATACGACCTAACGATATAGATCACAATCCAATAGGAGCTGATCATTTTGAGTTTGACGTGTTGGTCAACGGAGAGCCAGTTGCTATTGATTGGGACAAAGGAAACTTAACATACCAAGATTACAGTGAAGAAATACCATTAGGAAACATCGACAATCCTGAAGAAGTCATTGCTAACATACAAAAACACATGATATCATGAAAAGAGTATTAGTAGATTATATAGGATCAATCCAGGTAACACCTACACAGATTAACGAATCCATGAATAAAAACAATGGAAAGCTAATCGTATCAGGGATTATGCAAAGAGCCAGCACCGGTAATGATGAAAACTTTAACCAAAACGGAAGAAGCTATCCTTTACCTATTCTGAAAAAAGAATGCGAAACTTACAAAAACACTTTTGTAAAGGAACGTAGAGCCTTAGGCGAATTAGATCATCCAGATTCTCAAGTGGTAAACCTATCAAACGTATCTCACAATGTACTTGATTTGTGGTGGCAAGGAACTGACTTAATGGGAAAGATTGAAATACTATCGACACCATCAGGAAACATTGCAAAGGAGTTAATGAAATCTGGAATCAGATTAGGTATCAGCTCAAGAGGAATGGGATCTGTTAAGGAGTTAGGAGAAGGAAAAGTAGAAG